TCAGGGCCCGCTGCTACCCGATGCTCGGGCACTCGGACGAGCAGGCCGGCTACGCGCTCATCGAGCTCGAGGCGGTCGAGCGGATCCTCGTCTACGAGGCAGGTGGCGAGTACGTCGTACAGATCGTCGACTTCGAGACCAACCAACCTCGCGAGGCTTTCCGGAAACGTTCCGGAAAGAGCCGCTTCCCAGATTCGGCCACCGATCGGGGCAAGTCCGCTTCCCAAGAGAGCCGGACGGCCGCCCTCTTCGGTCTTGGTGAAAAAACCCCTCTCTTTCCAGGGAGTTCCGGAACGCTTCCGGAAGAGCGCCGGAACGCGGCCGGAACCGCTCCGGAGGAGGTCCGGCCCAGAAGAGAAGGAGAAGAGAAAGATCTAGAGCAAGATCTAAACCTTGCAGGCATGCAGGCCGTAGTGCAGGGACCCGCGCGCGAGGTCGACGAGACGGGCCTGCCTGCCAGAAACGATCAGAACGAAGACCTAGAACCCTCCCTCGAGGAGCTTCCCCTAGCCGAGACCGTCCAGCAGCAACTCGCACGCCTGCAACCCACGGAGGCGACGACGTGAGCGAGTACGTCTGGACGGAGCTTCGCGCCGTGGCGATCGAGCGCTTCCGAAACGTCCCCGACGCGACGCTCGAGCAGCGCGTGATCGACGTCTTCAGGGAGCACCCGGCGCTCGTGCAGGAGGCGATCGAGCACGTCGCCCGACGTTTCGAATCGGGGCAGGTGCGAAGCCCCTGGATCGTGCTGGCCAAGCACGTCTCGGAGGCGATGCGACCCCTCGAAGAGGTCACCGCGACGGACGAGCGCGAGCGCGCCAAGCAGATCGCTCGCGCCGAGGCGTGGATCCGGGTCGCCGGCCAGCACTTCGACCGCGAGGAGGAGATCCTCGAAGAGCTATTCGGGGAGTTCGGACGTCTCAAGACGTGGGCCGAGGACGGCCCCCTCAAGGTGCGCATGATCGCGCTGTGGGGTGAGGTCCGGCCGAAGGGCGAGTCGATCCAAGCGCAGGCCGAGGAGCGGGCATCAGCGCGGCACAAGCTCCTGGCCGACCTCGCGCTCGATCCCGAACCTTCGCTCGACCCGGACGCGGAGCCGGCGCTCGCGTGAGCAGGCCGACGTACACCTGCGACGCCTGCGGAGGGACATTCGAACACGGCTGGTCCGAGGAGGAAGCGGTCGCGAAGGCCCAGCCCACATTCACCGAGGGCGAGCTCTCTGATGTCGTGATCGTCTGCGACGACTGCTTGCGGGACATGCGTGCTGCGATGCCCGATCTCGACGAGCGTTACGCGGAGCCTGCGTGATGTCCGACGGGAAAACGACGATGCAAGGAGGAGTGATGACCGAGTTGACCGAGGTGCCAGTCCAGAGCGAGGATGCGATCTTCGACGCGGCCAGGTACGACCTCCCGATTCCGAAGGATCGCTATGGGCGCAAGGCGGACAAGCTCGTGGTGAGCCTCGGGACGTGGGAGCCCGACCGCACGTCCGAGGACGATCTCGAGGTTTTCGGCAAGCTCGAGAAGGGCACCTACGTCGACCTGCGGCTGCGCGCGTTCGTGATCGAGACGTCCGAGCGCTCCAAGACCTCGGACGAGGGCGAGGATGAGACCGAGGTCAAGCGCGTGCTGCGCGTACACTCGGTGGAGGCGACGTGATTCCTCGGAAAGCCATATCGCAACTCGGTCCTTCTTCCGAAAGGATCGTGTGGTCAGTCTCACGCGAAGCCTTTTCCGCTGGTGTGTATGTGGGATTCCTCTTCGGCCTTACTGCGGCCTTGGCAATATGGGTATTCGTGTTGGCGTGACCACCCTCCTCGACCCACCCTCGATCGCCACCGCCTCACGCGAACTCTCGCGCCGGCGAGATGAGTTCACCGAGGAGATCCTGGCAGCGTATCGCTCATGCTCATGGGCCGAGCTCGCACTTCGTCGGCAGGGCTGGACGCCTGAGCGTCTGCACAAGGCGGCTCGAAAGATCACGAACGATTACGTCGCTCTGCACATCCCGTACCTGTCCCAGGACCGTCGCGATGAGCTCGCGGACTTCGTCCTCGAGAAGGCGCTTGCCGCAACGCTTCGCTTTCGCCCCGACTATCCGACGCAGAGTTACGCGTCGAACGGAGGCAGCCACTTCGACTCGTGGATCTGCGACATCATGGCGAACCGTTGTCCTGATTGGTTTCGCTCGAAGTCCGAGGGCAATGGTGACCGCAGGTACGGCAATGACAACCGGGTCGTGTTCAACGGATTCAACCGTAAGGCAGATCCAGACCGTGCGCTCGGAGGGCTGGAACCTGACCCTGCCGACCACGACACCGACTTCGAGGATCTGGTCGACGAGCGGCGCCGCTCCCGCTGGCAGCAGGCGGCCGACACGACCGGATGGCCGCTCTCCGAGTGGGTGGTCATCACGCTAGATCGTGGAGCCAAGCAGGTGCTGGAGAGTGCGGCGTGATCTGGCTTATCAGTGTGCTCGTGATCGTTGGGATAATTGTGATTGGTTCTGGGGTCGGTTACTTGATGGCTCGATCTGACATCAACCACAAACGGATCTGACCATGAGTCCGCTAGCCACCGTCTGCCACCGCCACCGCACTCTCGTTCCGATGGGCGACCGCTGCCCAGCCTGCAAACGGGAAGAAGCCGAGCGAGGCAAGCCGCGACGGCAAGCGAACCACGAGCGCCTCGGGCGCAAGACGCGGCACTGGCGCGAGCTCAGCTTCAGGATGATCCGACGGTACCGGGCAACGCTCGGGCCGGTGTGTCCGTGCTGCGGTGCGCATGAGAGCGAGGACGATCCGGGCTCCAAGCTGACGCTCGACCTCGTGCGCGGCGGTGCCCACGAGACTGCTCGCGAGGAGGAGTGCGAAGTGAAGTGCCGACGCTGTCATGGGCGCGAGCAGGGGGGGAGGGGTCGGATCGCGAACGACGAGACGCAAACCTCCCCGTTGGCAGGGTTCTCGCGGTCTCTACAGGATCCGAGGGCATCACCCACGACCTCCGAATCCGTCCTTAGGTGAATGCCCGGCCCGCCCGCTAAGCCAGCCTCCCAGCGGCGCCGACAGAACAAGACCACCGGCCGGCGGACGCTGCCTGCTTCTCCGCCCCGCCATCGTATTCCTGCGCTCGGTCGTCGAAAACCGGCCTGGCTCAAGACAACCCGAGCATGGTGGACGACGATCTGGCAATCGCCGATGTCGGTTACCTGGATCGAGGCGGACGTCCCGACGCTTAAGCGGCTGGCGGTGCTCGTCGAGCTTGTGGGACGCGGCCAGGTGAGCGCGATGATCCTCTCCGAGATCCGCCAGCTCGAGGATCGCTTCGGCCTCTCGCCGCTCGCCCGTCGCCGACTCGAATGGGAGCTCGAGCAAGGGCGAGACGCGGCCCTCGCGGAGGAGAGTCACAAGGGCGAGAAGGACGAGGGCGACGGTCGATGGCTCCGCGCCGTCAAGTAGCCCGCAAACCGGGCACGATTAACCTCAAACGGACGCTCGGCCCCCTCGTCGTCAACTGGATCGAGCGCGAGCTCGTCCATGGTCCGGGCGATGTCGAAGGCCAGCGGGTCGAGCTCGACGACGAGCGCGTGCGCTTCCTTCTCAACGCGTACGCGATCGACGCCAACGGGCGCCGGCTCGTGCGTCGCGCAGCGCTTTTCCGCTCGAAGGGGTGGGCAAAGTCCGAGTTCGCGGCGATGATCGCTGCCGCCGAAGCCCTTGGCCCGGTTCGCTTCGCCGGCTGGGATCATGACGGCCGACCCCTTGGCCGTCAACAACGCGCACCGTACATCCCGCTCGTCGCGACCGAGGAGGGGCAGGCGGGCAACACCTACGCCGCGGTCGAATACATGCTCCGCTACGGCCCCATCTCGCGGTTGTCGCTCGAAGGCCTCGATGTTGGCATGACCAGGACATTCGTCCCCGGCGGCGGGAAGATCGTCGCGCTCACGGCCAAGGCCTCCTCAAAGGAGGGCGGCAAGGAGACGTTCTCCGTCTTCGACGAGACGCACCTGTACGTCACCGACGAGCTCCGCCGCCTGCACGCGACCATCCGCCGCAACCTCGCGAAGCGCAAAGCCGCCCAGCCGTGGTCGCTCGAGACGTCGACCATGTACGCGCCGGGCGAGAACTCCGTCGCAGAGAGCTCGCACCGCTACGCGGAGGCGATTGCGAGCGGAGCCATCAGCGACTCGGGCTTCTTCTTCGATCACCGGCAAGGGCCGCGTGAGTTCGAGTGGGGCGACGACGACGCGCTTCGTGCAGCCCTCGTCGAGTCGTACGGTCAGGCGGCCGCGTGGATCGACTTCGAGCGTCTGGTCGCCGAGGCCCGCGACCCCGACACCGACGCATCCGACTTTCGCCGCTACTTCCTGAACCAGCCGACCGAGCGCACGGCCGGCAAGTGGATCACCGACGAGCGTTGGCGCGAATGCCAGGCTCCAGTTGAGATTCCCGAGGGCGCCGAGATCGTGGTCGGCGTCGACGCGGCCAAGACGCGCGACTGCACGGCCTGCAACTGGTCTTGGATGGATCCCGAGACCGGCAAGATCGTCCAGCGGATCCGCGTCTGGTCGGCGCGTGAGAAGAACCCACATCATGTCTTCGCGCCGGGTGGGCGGATCAATAACGACGAGGTCCGGGACTTCATCACCGAGGAGCTGATGGAGCGCTATCAGGCGCGTGTGCTCTTCTACGATGAGCGCTTTTTCGACACTCAGGCCAACGATCTCTCGGAACTCGGCATGACCTGCGTCGAGATGCACCAGGGGAAGGCCGAGATGAATGCCGCCTGGGATCTCTACTACGACCTCGTCCACGTCGGCGAGAGCCCGCGCATCGTCCACGACGGAGATCCCGTCTTCGCCGCACACGTCCGAAACGCGCTGGGCCGGCGCACTGGAAACCGCGCCCGCAACTGGCACGTCGAGAAGCTCGGTGATGGGCCGATCGACGGGCTCGCGGCGGCGGTGATGGGAGCGTACGCCGCGGAGCACCTGGAGGAGTTCTTCACGGCCGAACCCCTCGTCGCCTGGGCCTGAGTCCGATAGGCCCGACATGGGCCTCCGCTCAACGCTCGGCCGCTGACATGGGTGAGAGTCGGTACCTAGAAATCCCTGGCAGCGGCCAGCTCCGCATCACCACGCGACGCGACATAAGGCAGGCGAAGAAGCGGCAGGATCTCGAGCGCTCTACCGGGATTCAGCCGCTCTCCTTCGACGAGTGGATGTCCTGGTTCAGCTTCCAGGGGAAGAACTATCCGTTTATGCCGGCGCTCTCGCAGGGCGGCAAGCCGCAGGAGGAGCCCGAGCCGACCTTCGAGGGCTACGTCCAGGGCGCGTACAAGACGAACGGCGTCGTCTTCGCCTGCATGCTCGTCCGCTTCCTGCTCTTCTCGGAGGCCCGCTTCCAGTTTCGTCAGCTGCGCTCGGGACGTCCGGGCGATCTCTTCGGAACGGAGGCACTCGCAATCCTCGAGCGACCCTGGCCGAATGGCACGACCGGCGATCTTCTGGCCCGAGCGATCCAGGACGCCGATCTCGCCGGGAACTTCTACGCGGTGCGCCAGGCTAACACGCTCAAACGGCTTCGCCCGGACTGGGTGACGATCGTGCTCGGCTCCGAACTCGAGCCGAACGAGGCAGGTTTTGCGTCCGACGCCGAGGTCATCGGCTACATGTACAAGCCGGGAGGCCCGCGCGGGACTCGCAAGCCAGTCCCGCTTCTACCCGAGCAGGTCTGCCACTTCGCGCCCATCCCGGATCCGGTGGCGCGCTTCCGGGGGATGTCCTGGTTGACACCAGTGCTGCGGGACATCATGGGCGACAAGGCCGCGACCGAGCACAAGCTCAACTACTTCGAGAATGGGGCGACCCCGAACCTCGCTGTCATCTCGCAGGAGACCGATCCCAAGAAGTTCGCCGAATGGGTGAGCATCTTCAAAGACCACCACCGCTCGACAATCGACGCCTACCAGACGATGTTCCTGGCCGGCGGTGCGGACGCGAAGATCGTCGGCTCGGATCTCAAGCAAGTCGAATTCAAGGCCACCCAGGGCGCAGGCGAGACGCGCATCGCGGCCGCCGCTGGCGTTCCTCCCGTCATCGTGGGTCTCTCCGAGGGGCTTCAGGCAGCGACGTATTCGAACTACGGGCAGGCGCGCCGACGCTTCGCGGACGGAACGATGCGGCCGCTCTGGCGGAATATCGCTGGCTCGCTCTCGTCGATCATTGATATTCCGCCGGCCGCTGAGCTCTGGTACGACGACCGCGACATCCCGTTTTTGCAGGAAGACGTCAAGGACGCCGCTGAGGTCATTAAGATTCAGATGTCCGCGATTCGGGAGGGCACCGATGGCGGATACGAACCCTCCTCGGTCGTCGATGCGGTCACTTCCGGCGATCTCAAGCGCTTGAAGCACTCGGGCAAGACGAGCGTGCAGCTTTATCCCGGCGGCGAGCCTACGAACTCGAATGGCAAGGTCGAGGAGCCCGTAGTCGTGGAGTAGGCCGATAGGCGCGGCAGTGCCCTGGCATGTCGCGAAGTCCTCCCGCTGCCCGTCCACCAAGCCGTGGGCGCTCATCAAGGACTCGGATGGCTCTATCGTCGCCTGCCATATCTCCAAAGCGGGAGCCGGGTAGTGGGTCAGTCTGAAACCTGACCCCGGTGGCGGCGGTCGCGGGTCTTGGCGTATCGGCCGCGCTTGATCGTCGTGGCCTCGGCTGCCTCAAGCAGACCGATCAACTCAGCCAATGTCCAGACGTGATCGGCCACACCTGCCGCCACAGCCGGGGTCGTACCGAGTGTCTTGTGGACGCGACAGAAGTTGTAGTGCATGAAGTGAAGGCTCACGGCTGCGGCCAGGTTCTCGACCTTCTTGGAGAAGGCATTGGTCAGACGCGTGTAACGCCGCATGCCCATTCGCATACTCAGGTTCAGCCGCTCGACGTGGCTTGTGCTGATGTAGTCGGGGTCGGGATCGCCGCTGACCGTGCGCGAGTCTGCGCCGAGACAGACGGCTGGCGAGTAGCGGCGTTCTGGCCGTCCGCTTGTGTCTCGGCCGTAAATCTTCACCAGCTGCGCGTAATCGATCTCGCCCCTGAAGGCATGCTTGACAGCCGTGAGGTACGGAACATGGCCGTCCGTTGTCAGCTGGATGCGATTGCTCAGCCGACTGGCGAGGTCTTCGATGAACGCGCGAGCATCGACCATGTCGCGGGCTCCGATCCGATAGGTCGGGACGAGCTTTGTATCCGAGTCGATCGCAACCCACGTCCACACGTCGCCAGCCTCGCCGCGCTTGTGCTTAGGAACGTTCTTCTGCTTGCTGTAGACGAACGCCCAAATCTCATCGACCTGGATGCGCTCGCACGTCAGGTCGCGCATCACGCGGTCTTGGAAGACCGAGCAGGCTGTCCCGAGATCGATGAGCAGCTTGGTGACGGTGTTCTTCGCCACGCCGGTCATTCGGCACGTGGAGCGGATGCTGTTGCCCTCCGACAGCGCTGCTACAACCGCAATACGCCTCTCCGCCGAAAGCCGATTCATATTGACCATTATACGTGAGCGGTCTTGCATGTCAAGCAGTTTCCAGGCAATCGTTGCTTGTTTCTTCGCCTCAGATGAGGTAGCGTAACAGGAAACGATGAAGGGAGGTCGGCCATGAACGAGCCCGTCCGCAAGATCTACGTCCGAGAAGACCTCGTGAAAGCGCGGCTCCGACTTATCGGGGTCACGCTGGAAACCCTGCGAGCGGCGGTGCTGTTCGGTGAGTCGGAGCGCCGAAGCTGCACGCGCCTCGACCCGCGAATCCTGGGAGGAATTCTCGGCTGGGGGCGAACTGTCAGAGGGTTGCGCGAGGAGCTTGTACCGAGTAGTTGGACGGCCGAGGAGCTGCACATGTTCTCGCTGACGGTCCGGCCCGATCGTGGTGTCGCACTCATGGTCGCCACTGGCGATGACCGCGCCGGACGGGACGGTGCCTCCCCGCACACTCGCCACAAGAAGGGCGAGGTCTTCTTCGAGCTCTTGCGGATTCGGGACCAGCTGTCTTTCTTGCCCGAGGATGATGCACTTGCGGCACCCAAACTCCCTGACGAGATCTGGACTTTGTTGATCGCTCGGAAAAACGGCATCATCTACTCCGAGCTCTCCGAACCCACGCGCGAGGTCAACGGCCGAGTCGCCTTCGAAGGTGAGCGGATCATCCTGCCGATGATCGACACCAACGAGCCGGTTGGTAGACGCGATCGAGAACAGGATGACGACGAGAATGAGGGCGACCTCGATATCGCCGTTGAACGCATCTGATGTTTCATTCGTCTCGTCTTTCTCTTGCGCGAAAGCGCAGGGGACTTACGAAGACTGAGCTCGCAAAGCTCGCCGGCGTCTCGGTGCGCAGCATCACAGGTTGGGAAAGCGACCAACACGAGCCGCTTCCCGAGACTGTCGACGAACTTGCTCGCGTGCTCGACTTCCCGGTTGGCTTCTTCGAAGGTCCTGATCTCGAGGAACTCACGCCCGATACGGCAAGCTTTCGTGCCCTAAGCAAGCTCACGGCGAAGCAGGTTGGGCGCGCTGTCGCTGGAGGAACGCTCGCCTGTGCCGTCCATGACTGGCTCGCTGAGCGGTTCCGGTTGCCTACTCCAGATCTTCCGCAGCATCTCGACGGCGAGGACCCCGAGCGTGCAGCTGAAGTAGTGCGCATGGAATGGGGACTTGGCGAAAAGCCGATCCCCAACATGATCCACCTACTGGAAGCACACGGGGTGCGCGTCTTCTCGCTTGCTGAGGACTACGCCGAGCTCGACGCCTTCTCGACATGGCGCCACGGCTTGCCGTTCGTGTTTCTCAATACGAAGAAGTCGGGCGAGCGTAGCCGTATGGATGCCGCACATGAACTCGGTCATCTCGTGCTCCACGCGCGAGCGCAGATTACGCGTGGGCGCGAGATCGAAAAGGAAGCGAGAGACTTCGCTTCCGCGTTCCTGATGCCAAAGGGCGATGTGAAAGCCCATGCGCCACGGTTCCCGTCATTGGATCAACTCATCGTCGCAAAGAAAAGATGGAAGGTCGCCGTAGCTGCACTGACATACCGCATGCATGATCTCGGATTGCTTTCAGACTGGCAGTATCGCTCTCTCTACATGGACATTTCCCGACGCGGGTATAGGAAGAACGAGCCCGAGCCCATCAAACGAGAAAGCTCACAGGTGTTGGCCAAAGTCCTGGCGCAACTTCGCAAAGAGGGTGTGCGCAAGTCGCATATCGCCGAAGCACTCGATCTGCCGATGAGCGAACTTCGGGCGCTCATGTTCGGCCTCGTCATGACGCCGCTAGAAGGCAGCGGTGAGGGTGGTAAACCTATGTCCCCGCTCGGCGAGCTTAGGCTCGTGGACGGAACAGCCGGCTAGGGCTTACGCCACCGAGCCTGCGCTGCTTTCCGTGCTGCTTCCGATCGTTGCTCAGGCGACATCTTCGCCGCGCGCGCCTTCCCACCTTTGAGCCCGCCCTTTCGCCCGAGCGCGACGGCGGCAGGATTCTTCCCCTCGTCGGGGTCGAACGGCGGCGCTTCGCCGGTAGCCTCGTCCACGATCTGGCGGGCGAGTTCGTTTGGGTCGCGTGGACGCTTGCGTGAGCGGTCAGGCATCGCCACGAGCGTAGCAGCCCGCGCGGCGTATGCCCTACTTGTTAGGCGTAGCCCGCGTGCGAGGGCCGATCGATTTGCTGGCCCAGGAGCCGCGCAAGTGCTGTCTCCGGCTCGAAAGGTACTTCGTCTCGCACCCGCGACCTAGCCTGAAGGAACACATCCGACACCGCGAGCCGAATGACGGCGAGCCGGCGACGGAGCTCACCTCGTCGCACTTGAACATCACGAGCGGGGACGCTGCTGCTGTCAGAAAAAGTCGTCCAAAGCGTGACTGTGAGTGCCAGAGGGAACATGACAGCACCGAATAGCCATCCGCTCGGGGAACCAAGAACCATGAACTTCGCGAACGCATAGTGAAGTTCGTTAGACCGCTCACGCAAGCGGTCACTGTCCGCTGCATTTGCGGCGCTGAGATCGAACCATTCCTCCTCATCGTGCGGCTCGAGGTTCCGCCAGTTCAAGGCGGCCAGCGTGAGCCTGAACAGACTTAGCTGCGAACCAAGAAAAATCCCCGCGTCGATTTCTTTGACCAAGAGACGAGGCTGGTGCTTGTCTAAATAGGCCCCCTCTCGGATCTCATCTGTCACGAGGTCCCGCAGCCTCCAAAGCCTGTACCGAAAGAAGCTTCGGGCGCATGACGGGATCACGACAAAGATCGAAACCCAAGCGGCTAGCGCCATGACGCAAACCGCCACTACCGCTAGAGCGGTCATGGAACTTCCTCGCCAAGGCGTTCCCGTAGCCTCTGAATCTCACTGGATCGAGCTTGATTCCTGACTACCAGCACAATGGCTCCGATCGTGATGGCCAGCGCGTACGTGATCGTGACGCCAATGGACGCCTTGACGCTGATGCTCGTGCTTTCGCCGGATAGTGCCTCCACAATGGGAACCGCGCCTCGGAAAGGGAAGTAGAGCGCAGCAATTCCGAGCGGCGAGCCCGCCGAGAAAATCCGCATGAGGAGGTCGTAGCGCCGCCGGGCACGAAAGAGCGCCAATTCATGCTGCTGCTGCTCCTGAGCGCCTGAGCCAGGCACGGTGGCGAGAGTCTATTGAGGCAGCACCAAATGTGCACATGTTGGTTCGTTCCAACGAGGACAGCACAATCGATGATGCCAGCGCCGACTTGTTTCGCATGTCACAAGCCCCAGAGCGTAACAACCTTTTCACGCAGACGTATCGGCTCTCAAGGCGGGCGGAGCCATAACGTTACTGAGTGACTAGCCAAACTGACCCACTACCGGGAGCCGAGAAGCAGATGGCGGCTCTGTACGCTCAGGAGTCTTCATCCTCGCCGATAGGCGCGGGCGTGAGTGATAAGCCGCGTGAGCAGCTCATCCGCGCACTCCAGCCGGGACCCGAGCTGCGGGCCGATGGCGATGGTGGGATGCCGACGCTCTTCGGCCACTTCGCCGTCTTCAACCGCTGGGCGGAGATCGATTCCTGGTTCGAGGATCACTTCCTCGAGCGGATCGCTCCGGGAGCCTTCAAGAAGACGTTTCGCGAGAACCGGGACAAGATCCGGGCGCTCTTCCAGCACGGACGCGACCCGCAGGCCGGTGACAAGCCGCTCGGCCCCATCACGGAGCTGCGCGAGGAGGATGAGGGGCCGTATTACGAGGTCCCGCTTCTCGACACGTCCTACAACCGGGAGCTCGTTCCAGGACTCGAGGCGGGCCTTTACGGGGCTTCCTTCCGGTTCGAGGTAATGCGCGAGGAGCGCGTCGAGAAGCCGGAAGCCTCAGACGACAATCCAAATGCGCTTCCCGAGCGCACGCTGAAAGAGGTCCGCCTCTTCGAGTTCGGACCGGTCACGTTCCCCGCCTATGCGGAGGCGACGGCCGGCGTCCGCTCACTCACCGACCACTTTCTGTTCGAGCAGATCGCGAGTAACCCGGACCGGGCTCGCGAGCTGATTCGACTTGCAGCACTCGTCCCTGCTGGGGACGACGCACCCGCCACACCCGACGCCGGGTCTTCCACCTCGGGGCAGGCGCGCCGCGAGCAAGGGCGTGACCACCTACGAGATCAGAAGGAGGAACCAGCGTGGCGACTGTGACCATCGAAGAGCTGGAGGCACGTCAGACCGAGATCAAAGGCCGCCTCCAGGAGATCGACGCGGAGTTCGCCGGCCAAGCTCTCCCCGACGACAGCCGGGAAGAGTGGAACCGGCTGAACGACGAGCAGGAGGCGAACACGAGCCTCATAGGCGAGCTTCGCGCTCGCAAGGCTCGTGTCGACGAGCTGAGCCAAGTCCCCGGCTCACAGGAGACTGGAGCGGGATTCCACACTCCGCGCCCGGGCGTCGTGCGCGGAGAGGACATCTACGACCTTTCGACGGTGCGAGCATCGGTCTCGAGCCCCGAAGAGGCGAAGACGGAGCTCCGTGACCGCGCCATGCGTGCGGTCGAGGCTGCGACGTTTCCGCACGAGCGGGCGGATCGTGAGAGCGTGCAGGGACACCTGGCGCGGATGCTCGATTCGATCGACGACAGGCAGGGGACGCTCGCGAGGCACATGCTCGTCACCGGAAGCCCGGCGTACAAGCGGGCTTTCGGGAAGTACATCAGCGGGCAGATGCTGAACCAGGACGAGCAGCGCGCCCTCTCGCTGACGACCTCGGCGGGCGGGTTCGCGGTGCCGTTCGTGCTCGATCCGACGATCATCCCGACCTCCAACCTGGCGGTCAACCCGTTTCGGGCGATCTCGCGGGTGGAGCAGATCCTGGTCGATGAGTGGCGAGGAGTCTCCTCGGCGGGCATCACCGCGGCTTACGCGGCGGAAGTCACCGAGGCTTCCGACAACGCACCCACGCTCGTGCAGCCGACCGTCTCCACGGAGAAGGCGCAGGCTTTCGTGCCCTTCTCGATCGAGATCGGCATGGACTGGGCGGGGCTTCAGACGGAGATGGCTCGGCTGCTTCAGGACGCGAAGGACGAGCTGGAGGCATCGAAATTCGCCGTTGGCTCGGGTACCAATGAGCCCTCGGGTGTCATCACCGGGGCGACCTCGACGACGGATACGGCGACGGCGAACGCCTTCGTCATCGCGGATCTGTACGCGCTCGAGAATGCACTCGGACCGCGCTTCAGGCCGCGTGCGGTCATGGTGATGAACCGGGCAATCGCGCAGAAGATCCGCCAATTCGATACGGCTGGCGGCTCGGGTGTGTGGCTGGACAACCTGCGAGTCGGGCTCCCGAATCAGGTTCCAACGCCGGGCAGTTACGGCGACGGGGCACGGGTGCTCGGTTACGGAGCGTACGAGTCCTCGGCAATGGCAGCGACGGTTACGACCGGAGCGAAGATCATCGTTTTCGGGGACTTCTCCTACTACCTGATCGCCGATCGGGTGGGACTCTCGGTGGAGCTGATTCCACACATGTTCGCGACGGCCAACAACCGGCCGAGTGGACAGCGCGGCCTCTACGCCTACTGGCGCAACGGCGCGGGCGTCCTCTCGACTACGGCCTTCAAGGTGCTGGACAGCTGATGGCCGAGAGCAAGGACAAGCCGGAGAGCACGGTCGAAGTGCCACCGACTCCCTCGGCCTTGGCGCTCGCTGCGGTTGGCGCTGCCGAAGAGGGCGAGTCCGACGAGGAGCTCAACGAGCGAGCTGCCAAGTACGCCGAGGCGAAGAAAAAGGCGCGCTGGGGGTAGGACACCAGCCCAAAGACGGGGGCGGTCCCTCTCAGGGTGGCCGCCCCTAAACCCTGAGGAGGCAGTAATGGGACGACCACGTAAGAAGCCCGCCGAAGGCGAGATCCTGATCGCGACAGACTCCGGGACGACTACCCTCGACGGTGAGGAGTTCATCTTTCACAAAGGGGTGACGCGAGTCAGAGTAGGCCACAAGCTCGCGAGGGCTCTCCCGCAGTACTTCGAGCCGATCAGCGTTCACTACGACGTCGAGCAGATGACCGCCGGACCCGGTGAGAAGCGTGGCACGTAGTGGAAGGGCCAGCGCGCATCGAGATCACGTTCTATCTCGGCGATCTCATCGTCCACGAGTACCGCCGCTCTTCAACAATGTTGCAGGAGAAGTCTCTACCGAAGATGATGCAGGACGCGGCGGGTTGGCTAGGCGCTTATGCGGTACAAGTATCGAACCGACAGTTTTTGGCGGACGCGAAGCGGATCAAGGAGTACGGCCCGCTGTAGATCCTGGCACGATCGGCATTCCCTCACGCGAGTACGTTCATGTGGAGTTTGCGACCTCCATGCTGCGTCTCGTGCGTCCGCCCAATACACGGGTGATTTGGATCAAGGGCATGGACGTGACCGCGAGCTTCAACAAGATCGTGGAGGCGATGGAGGGCGATTGGCTGTGGATCATGGGGGACGATCACGTCTTCGATCCCACGATTCTCGTTCAGCTCCTTTCTCACGAACTCGACGTCGTGGTTCCGCTCTGCTTGAAGAAGCAGGCTCCCTTCGAGCCCGTCGTCTATGGCTCGCAAGCGGTCGGTGAGGATGGTCTTACGCGCTACTTCGGGGCCGATCTGCCGCAGAGGGGACTGGTCGAGATCCATGCAGCCGGAAGCGCGGGGATGCTCATCCGCCGCCATGTTCTAGATGCTCTCGAGCGGCCGGTCTTCGAGACCTCGGGTGTTCAGCAGGACGAGGATCTCGTGCTCTGCCGGAAGATCCGCGAGGCGGGCTTTACGCTTCACTGCGACGTTGACGCGCGTCTCGGTCACATTGGGATCTTCGGTGTCTATCCCATGTGGCAGGGGGAATGGTTCGGGACTGCTCTCGACGTCGGCGGCGGGCAGATCACGCCGCTCTGGCGCTATGACCCGTCCGAGATAGAGCCCAAGCCCGCCTGAGCCGATAGGCGCAGCCGATGGAGCTCGGAGCCAAGGCAAAACTCGTGCGCGAGGTCAGTGCGTCAGTCCAAGGGCCAGATGGAGAGTGGTGCGACTTTGGGCTTGTCCACACGCGCCGCTATTGGTTCCGGGTCTTTTGCTGGAATCTGGATCATGGACACTTGCGGGCACTCGCAATGAACCTGCGAGACTTTCCGCGTTACATGGTCGGTAGGGGCTAAGTGGCGACCTTCTGCGTCGACCAGGGCTTGGACATCCTCACCGCTCGTCTGCGCGGCGTGGGAACGGAGCCGCTGCACATCGCCTGGGGCACTGGGGCCGGCACGGCCGCCGCCACCGATACCTCCCTCTTTACCGAGGCGCTTACGACCCTAGCGGCCGGGACGACGGATCACACGTTGGGCACGTCCTCGCAACAGACGACGACGACTACCGACGACACGTACAGGGTCACGGGCACTCGCACCACAACCTCGCCCGGTGTGGGGACGGTTACGAACGCTGGCCTCTTCGATGCGGCTTCTGGGGGCTTGCTGTTCATGAAGGGTGACTTCACGGGGATCGGGCTCGCTTTGGGCGACTCGATCGCCTTCACGTTCAACGTTCAGCTGACGAACTAAGCACCCGCCCGGCCGATAGGCTGACCGTGAGCTACGACGTGCAGCTTGGTTCCTCTTGGGACGCGGCCTATGCCGCAGCGTCGCTCGGGCAGCTGCTCAGTGTCGAGCCGGGTGACCACGGGACACAGGTCATCACGACGAAGACGGCCAAGAATACGCCCGGTCTGGCGCCGCACGTCGTCTTCGACGGCGCCGCCCAGGTGCGCGTCGGCCTTCGGCTCGGGGCGGGTGTCGATGACATGCGCGCCCCCTCGCATCTGACCTTCCGAGGAATGACCGGACTGCCGGGGACGGAATTGTTCGTGGCAGGAGGCAACGCCGGGGACATCCTGATCGAGGGCTTCTCGGCTAAATCGTTCTACGTCAACGGCGCCCAGAACCTCACGATCCGCGGTGGTGTTTTCGACCCGCGTCCGGACTCGGCTCCGGGGACGCCCAACTGCAAGATCGATCGAGGCAGTCCGCCGCTGAACGACAACATCCTGATCGACGGCGTGACGATCCGCGGCTACACGTTCGGCCCGACGTGCATCGGCTACGGCGGCTCCTACGACTGCCACGGCGAAGGGCTCATCGTCTTCGGCGGGAAGGACGTCGTCGTCCGCAACTCGCGCTTCGACGACAACTGGACGTACCACATCTTCTGCCAGTGGGATTCGGGGCAGTACCCGCAGTTCTCGCTGACGGTGGAGGACTGCGCCTTCGGGAACGTCACCGATGGACGCGGCGGGAAGCGCAACACAGCGCTCACCCTCGGCTCAAACCGCATCGCGAACATCCTCGCCCAGCGCAACTCCTTCGTCGCCGGTCAGTACCTCATCGACGAGAACAACGCGCAGCTCACGAACGTGCGGGCGGTCGAGAACACGTTCGACTCACCCGCCTTGTACGTCCCAGGCGTTCAGTACGACCGCAACGTCTGGAAGTCCGGTGCGAAGGGCACCGACACGAACGCTGGCACTCCCCCGCCTCCTCCACCGCCGCCGCCACCGCCGCCGCCTCCTGCCGGGCTCACACTGCGCAAGGTCTCGGAGACGGAAGCGAAGATCACGCTCGGCTGGGACGCTGTGCCGAACGCAATCGGATACCGCTTCCAGTCTTCCGGCAGCGCGCCGAAGTGGTCTCACACCTTCGATCCTGCTCGGACGACCGTCGTCTTCGCCAAGGGGCAGGAGCCATACAGGGTCGAGGCGCTGGGCGTGCTCGAGGGGGACAGTTACCCGTAGCTGATGGAGCACGTTATTCAGATACAGACTGGATCGGGCAAAGGTGAAGTGGGGACTGTCCTGCAGACCGAGCTCGTGAGTAAACAGGCGCTCTACGGTGGAACGGGAAAAATGATCCGAGGTACGGATGTTGCCATCGTTACTTTCGCGGACACTCTCGCACTGACGCGGGATCTGAACAGCCCGACTGACAAGGTGCTTTATCACCTGTGCCGCCACGATGAGGGACAGGGAGCTTGCTCCGTGACGGCGAAGTAAGTGGCTCGCTCCTTCGACGGCATCGACGACCGCATTGATCTTGCAAACGAGGCGAACTTCGACCGCGAGCGCACCGATCCGTTCTCAATCGCCTTTCCGTTCTACCTGCCTGCGAATACGTCTGGGGCGTACGTCGCCAAGCAGGTGAACTCCGGCAACTTTGAGGGCTGGAGCATCTCCAACGAGACCTTCGAGGGGCCGCGGATCGTATTCGAGCTGCGTAACTCCGCCGGAAATCAGATCCTGCGCGAGATCGATGTCGCCCATGCGACCGCGACATGGATTCACGTTCTTTGTACCTACAGCGGTTCCTCGACGCTTGCAGGTACGAAGATTTACCTCAACGGCGCGGAGGCGGCTTACCAGGCGGGGACGGCGGATTCGCTCTCTGCCTCGATCTTGAACAATGTTGCTTGTCAGTTCGGCTGTCGTGGGGGATCAGGTGCCCCAGGTTTTTTCCATGCTGCGAGTTTGGCTGATGGCGCGTTCTGGAATGTGGAACTCAATGCGACAGAGGCGCACATGCTCGGCAACGGTGCCGAGCCCTCGACGATCCGGGGGGCCAACCAGATAGCGCTGCTTCGTCTCTGTGGTACTGACTCTCCAGAGATCGACGACTGGGGAACCAACGACGGCACCGTGACCGGAACGACCACGGTTGCCCACCCGCTCAACTCGCCGAGCGCCTGCAACCCGCAACCGATCCTCCGGACCGTAACCTCGGGGCTTCGCTGGTAGGCCGATAGGCGGGGCGTGCCCCGCCACTCGGTAACCGGTCGCACCGACGCGCTACCGACTGCGCTGCGCGGCCCTTCGCTCTACGCCGCCGCCGCTGCCGGGGCTCGAGTCCGGGAAGTCGAGGTTGCGACTACGACGTCGACGGCGGTCGTCATCGGTCTCATCCGCTGGACAGCCACGGGCACTCAGGGTACGGCGCTTGTCGAGGCACCCTGGGATACGAACTTCGCCGATCCCGACTGCACAGGATTCAATACGCACACGGTTGACGCCACCGCGGGGGCCATACTTCGGCGAAGCGTCTTGGGCGCGGCGATCGGGTCGGCCGTGATCTGGACCTTCGGGGAGTCGGGCATCGTCATTCCCGAGGGCACGGCAAACGGTGTCGGGATCTACCTACCGACAGGCACAGGGCAGCACCTCGACTTCACGTTCGTCTGGGACGAGTAACCGGACCCGCCGTGCGGGCGGTGATCTGAATGGCTATTGCATTCGCGGACGCGGGGGCCGGGGAAGCAACTGAGACGAGCGGCGCTGAGCTTTCTCCCAATACCCCCGCGGCAGTAAACGCTAACGACATCCTCATAGGTCACGCCTACTTCGAGGGCACGACCACGGCTCCTACTACTCCCTCAGGCTTCACCTTGCTTGACGGGCCGCGCGTGATCGAGACCACGATCGCCCGCCACTGGGTATATGGCAAGATCGCTGACGGCACAGAGGACAACACGCCCATTGTCTTCGGTAGCCAGGCTGTTACAACGATGCGAGCGGCTCGCATCTACCGCTTTACGGGCTGGGTCTCGGGGACGATCACGGATGTCTGTCCAGCGGTCAGCTTCTCGCACATATCCCACGCCACCGATCCGCAGATGCCGACTGTGACCACCACCATCGCGGGTGCGTTGGCGGTTGCCCTCGTCGGACAGAACGACAACAACGCGCAGGTTTCGGCTACGGGTGAGACGGGTGGGGACTGGGTGGAAGCGGTAGCCGATTTCTTGGCCGCTCTTACACCGGGCTTGGCGCTTCAGCTTCAGACGACTACTCCCACGGGTGATCCCGGCACGGTGTCCGGAGGCTCCTCCGCGACCGCCAACGATCCTGTCGGCGTCATCGGTTTCGAGATCCGCCCCAGCGTTCCGCTCATAGTCATCCCGCAGATCCTCATGTCCTACCTTCCTCCGGGGTGGGCTGAATGAGTCGCTGGGCACCGCCGACTCGAGGCTGGGGTGGGCGGGTACGTGTCTCGCGCGTTATCCAGGGACTCAAACCCGCACCTGCCGCTGTCGACACTCCGCAGGTACTCACCGCGACGGTGGGGACGAGCGCGACGATGGTGCGCTCCACGGGCAAGATCCTGTCCGCGACTATAGGGACGACCGCCACGATGGTCAGGCAGGTCCCCAAGATGCTGAGCGCCAGTGTTGTAACGACGGCGACACTCGTCAAGTCGGTCGGGAAGACGCTCACGGCCTCGGCCGTCGCGACGGTGGCTTCACTCACGGCGAGCAAGATCATCAACCGGACGCTCACTGCGACTGTAGGTACCACGGCCACGATGACGCGGCAGGTAGGAAAGGTGCTCTCTGCCAGCGTCGCGACCAGCGCTACCCTCGTGAAGCAAGTAGGAAAGACGCTGACGGCCACGGTCGCGACTGTGGCGACTCTGACTGCGATCAGGGTCTTCCTCGTCACGATGAGCGCTACCGTGGGAACCACCGCGACGATGAGTCGTCAGGTCGGAAAGACGCTCAGCGCTGCCGTCATCACGAGCGCGAGCTTGATCCGGCAGGTGACGAAGACGCTGACTGCGAGCATCGCCACGAGCGCGACGATGACCAGGGCCAAGACTGCGGTCAGAGCGCTCACGGCCAGCGTAGGCACAAGTGCGACGATAACCCGGCAAGTCGGGAAGACGCTGACGGCGAACGTGGTGGGTACGAGCGCCACGATCACCAAGCAGATCACCAAGACGCTGAGTGCCACGGTGGGAACGCTGGCAACGCTTGTTGCCGATTTCGTCGCTGCGGTCACGGTGCGTATCTTCAGCTCCTTCGATCGTCCCGATCCCACTTCCGAGTCTTCTACAGATGCAGATGCAGCTACCTTCGATCGGCCTGACCCAGACCTGTAGCGGACGATAGGAGAGCCATCATGGCTGTCACGCTGCGTAAGAACAACCGCAGTCCTTCTCTTTACGACACGATCCGCCAGCTCGGAGTCGCTACCGATCTGACCGGGGCAACTGTCAAGCTTCAGGCGCGAACAGAGGCAGTGGCGACGCTCGTCATCGACACCGCCGAGACGATCATCACCGCTTCCACGACTCTCTCGGCGCAGACCGTTCTTCCCGAGCCCGCGATTACCGTCGCTGCGACAACGGGGTTCATACCTCATGGTGCGCTCAACGTCGGATCTCAGATCGTCGAGTACGACGAAATCTCGGGCAACACCTTTTTGGGCTGTCGAGGTGGTGAGGGAACGATCGCAGCTTCTGCCGCCGTCTCCCAGCGGGGCGGGGTCCGCTACGACTGGGCCGCAGCGGACGTAGACGAGGTTGCCGAGTTCATCGCCTGGCACAGAGTCGTCTTTCCCAGCACTCTCGTCCAAGAGACCCCGACGTTCCAGATCTTCGTCGAGGATCCAACTCTCGTCTCGCAGGGTCTGTGCGAGCTCTCAGACGTGCTCGCCTATGCCCGCGGCTACCGCTCGGATGAGGAGACGGACGCGCTCCTGTTACGTAACGTGCTCGCCAAGTCGCGCTTGATCCAGCGGGAGACGGGCCGCGAGTTTCGGGCGATCAGTCCAGTGGTAGGAACCCGCCGCTTCGATCTCGCGCTCTGGAACGTCCGCGAGCGCAAGGTGCGAATCGGGGATCTCTCCACGAGCGTGGGGCTGGTCGTCAAGGTCATCGACTCCGACCAGACGACCGAGGTCGAGACCGT